TTTCATTTCAAACCTTTAATTGTTAATGTTGATTGACGAATTGTGTAAGCCTCTTTGGCTGGCACAATCTTGGCTAACTGAGCTTTGTAGCTACGTTGTGGCCACGTTATCTGGTAGTTACCGGCTATGGCTACAGTATGGTTCTTCATAATATTCATAATTTCAGTCTGTGCCTTTTGATTCTCTTCTTCAAGCGTTGAAATTTTCTGCTTGTTTTCCAAGATTAATTTAGCCAACTCAGTACCATAATCATCCAAGGCTACAGGCTCATCAATTGAGCCAGCCGAGAAAGTTCTCGCTGCATCCTTTGGATTGATAGCTGGGTAGTGGTCTATGCCACCAGTATTCTTGTACCGATCTAGCCGATCCTGAAAGTCCTTGCACGTTCTCTCGATGAGATCCAAGGTTTCTTGATGCGGTGCAAACAAGAAGATCCGCAACTCTGTGCCTCGATACAGCACAGCGATAGCGCCCCATGATGCCTTAGTGATAGCCATCTGAGCTTGGAGCTGGATTGGCCCACGATACAGAGGCAAGACATCCTCGGCATCCATAGCAGTTAGCTTGGCCTCCAAGACTCCTGTACCCTCAAGTCTTATAGAAGACTGCCCCACCACATAGATGCCACGCTCTGGATCGGTGACTATTTCTTCCATGGATCCTGTGGCGGTGCCATCCAGACTGCATGAGATGGGCCACTTATCGTGAAAGTATGGTTTCTCGTGGTTGATGTCCAGCTGATGGCATCCGAGCCTATTCGCTGCCTCTGTCAGAATCGTTGGCTCAAGGCGATTGCCCCAATCCATTGACTCGTTGCTGATGTTTGGTAATTCCTCACCATTGATGGCTGCAATACTTGCGAGCAACTCATCGTTGGGTGACCGATACACGCTCATTCCACAAACCGCTGGGAGGCGGCTTGCGGAGAGCATATCGTTGGGAGTGACTTTGCCTACCATTATTATTTCTCCTTATTTTTTCTTGGCTACAGCTTTTGGTGAACTTGTAAGCCAGTAGCGTTTCCACTTGTGGGTTCGGTCTTGGATGTCATGCTCGTACTCGTCATTAATTCCATAACCTCGGCTACGCAGTAGGTGTATGTAGTGTGCCAAGCGAGTAATACCATAGGAGCTGATAGCATCCCAAGAAGTAATACCAGCGGATTTCTTTTTCTTGAGGTGGTCAAGAATTGTTTGAAGTTGCGTATCATTTTTGCTCACGTTTTTCGTTCCTTGAAAGTAGGTTGCGGTAGATTTCCCATTTCTTTTGATGCTTACTGCACTCGGATGGGGGTTGGAATCCATGCTTGATAAATGTGGCCATCACATCTGTCTTTTGCGATGGCACATAGTGCTTATTGATGTCGTTTATGTTTGACATAGTTCTCCTTATGAAAGTGCCACGATTAAGATAAATGCAATGACTGAGACTGTGGCGATAACTCGGTCAAGGATGCTGTCCTCTGGCTTGTACTTGTACAAGTCTTTGGAAGATTGGTTGTGTTGGTTCCATGCTTTCATTTTTTTAAGCTCTCCATAAATTTTTCAGCCAAGCGCTCTCTGCGCTTACGTTGCCATCTTGCGTAGAACTGGGTGTTCTGTATAGCGATGTAGGTGCCTAAAGTTATGGCAGCAATTGCAATCAGAGAACCCACGATATATATCAAAGCCAAAATGGTGGTGATTAAATCAAGCATATTGAACCTTTCTTAAAAGTTTGCCCACTTGGGCGGGATGCCAGATATCAGAACCTCTGGCTGTTTTGATACCACGCAGTTGCAACTCAGCTGCAACTGTACGCAGATTGGTGCCAACCCGGCTAACGATGTCTTGCAAGGATGGCGATACTTTCTTGACATACGCATCACATCTGTCGCTGATAGCTTTTAAACCAGCCTGTGAGCCGATCTGTGGAGTTGGTGAACCCAATACAGTTCCACGAGCTTTGGCAGCTGCTAGAGCTGACTTGGTACGCTCAGATATCTTCTTTGCCTCCCACTCGGCAAACACAGCAGCCATCTGTAAGAATGTGCGGTCTGCCTCTGGCATATCAGCTGCTACGAACTGCACGTTAGACTCAAGCAAGCCAGAGATGAAATGCACGTTACGAGCAAGACGATCCAACTTAGCAATCACGAGTGTGGCTTTCTGTTTCTTAGCCAAGGCAAGAGCTGATGCCAACTGTGGGCGGTCTGTCTTACGGCCAGACTCAACCTCGGTGAACTCAGCAATGATTTCTTTGCCAGCTAAGAATGCCTGTACGGCAGAACGCTGTGCCTCTAAGCCAAGGCCTGATTGGCCCTGGCGCTGTGTTGATACTCTGTAGTAGGTTACAAACATGGTTAACTCCTCTATCTGGGTGGTTAATTGCCCCCGGAGGGGCGGTTAATTACTTGGTGTTTTTGTCAATGATGTTAACAATTTCAAGAGCTTTGTTATGTATGCTTTTGTAAAAGTTGTCGTATAAAACCCAATCAGTTTTGTCTGCATCATTCAACATTTCGATAATTGCTGCTAGCTGTTTGTTTGCTGTTATTAAGTCCATTTTGTTTTCCTTTATTGGTGGTTGGTTGCCCCCTTGCGGGGGCGATTAATTAGGCTGCGTTAACTGTTATCACACCAGTTGCAAAATGTTGGGCAATAACATCAACACGCACAAAGCCAACAGGAGCAACAAAAACTGCTTGACCCATTTCATCAACAATCACATCTCCAACAGAGATGCTGTGCATTGGAGCCAGGCGATTAATGCTGGACTCTGGGCCAATGTTGCCAATGTCAAAAACTTGCGATAGTGAGTCAGCTGTAATTTCTGCAACTGGTGCGTATAAACCACGAGCAGCAATAATGGACTCAACTGTTGGACGAAATGTTGTGTCTAAATATGTATCACGATGAGCATTAAATTGGTCATCGGATAAGTTGATTTGATGTACTGTGTATTTCATTTGTAACTCCTCTATCTGGGTGGTTAGTAAATAAGCGATATCGCTTAGGTATTAATTTACCACAGTCAAAACACAGGTCAAGAACTAAATGTAGTTTTTTTTAACTAAATTGGTAGGTGTTTACCCTAATCTCATTACGCTATATTTAGTCTACAATGAGATATCTCAACCAAAAGAGGCCAACAATGACCGAATTAAAGCCATTCCTGGTGCGACTGCGCCCAGACGTTAGAACATTGTTAGAACAGACTGCTCAACAGCGCAATAAGCCTATAGCTGTCATCATCAATGATGAGCTGCGGTCTTCTCTTTCAAAGAATGGAGACCTATCGCAACGTCTAAACAAGATGCTTGCGTGATTGTCCTAGAGCTACCATTCCCGCCAAGCGTTAATACTTATTACAGACGTGGCGCTCATGCCACTTACATGAGCAAGGCTGGGCGAGAGTACAAGCAAGCTGTGGCCGAGTACATAGCGAGCGGAGACTTCCCAAAACTAGGTGACAAGAGACTCTCTATCAGTATGGTTATCTGGCCAAGAGATAGAAGGGTCTTTGATTTGGACAATCGTTTAAAGTCGGTGCTAGATAGCATCCAGGATGCGGGCCTTTTCCATTCAGATAGCCAGGTGGACGAGCTGTCCATCTATCGTGGCTCACACATTGTGCCGGGTGGCTCTATCAAAGTAATGATTGAAGAAATCAAGTAATGGGAACACACGATAAAGACGTGTACACAAAGGCTGTACAGGCTGAGTCCAGTATTACTGGTAAGCGCTGGTGCAGTAACTGTCAATACAGCGTACATACAGAAGGTGGATATTGGAAAACAAGCGCAAAGGGAAGAGTAAGGCGGTGGATGTGCAAGGATTGTTACCGAAGAAAGATGGAGAGGGAGGCACAATAAATGTATTACGACCCATCTGTTTCGCTTGTCGTAAGGTTCACCCAACATCAAGGCTGGTTCGTCTGCCGAATGGCAAATCGGTTGGAAACTATTCAGACGAATATCGCTTGTACTGCGAGGCCCAATGGGTCTTTCGAAAGTTTAGATCCAAACGAACTCGGCAACTGTACTTATCGGAAGTGGCAAATGTGCGTGGCGAGGCTGGCTATGACAAGCTATACGCAGCCATGCTAGATATTTGGAAGAGAAAGCAAGAGCAATGATTTGTGCAAACGAGGGCTGTGATAGTCACGAGATTAAGGTAGCGGAGACCAGAGCGCATGAGACTAAGAACTGGATCAGAAGGCGCAGAGTATGCAAAGAATGTGATGCCAGCTGGTGGACTGTAGAACTCGGTGAATTTGAGTTAAAAGATAATTCTTTACATCATGGATAGTTATCTGCTAAAAAGACAACTTGGGGCCATAACCCAGCCCTTGAGAATGGAGCATCACCAGACTCAGATAAACGTAGTTGAATCAGAGGGGAAG